CTGATTTTATAGAGGGGTCCCACCACAGACACATTGCTGACAAATTTAATAAATTAGCTACAGGCGAAATAAATCGTTTGATAGTAAACATGCCACCAAGACACACAAAATCTGAGTTTGCATCTTACTTGCTACCAGCATGGATGGTGGGCCGTGATCCAAAACTCAAGATCATACAGGCAACGCACACCGGCGAACTAGCTGTGAGGTTTGGTCGTAAAGCAAAAAATTTAATTGATAGTGAGGACTACGGCAAAATTTTTCAAACAAGATTACAAGAAGACAGTAAAGCAGCAGGACGTTGGGAGACGGCACAAGGCGGTGAATACTTTGCAGCTGGTGTAGGTGGAGCGATCACAGGTCGTGGTGCAGATTTATTAATTATAGATGACCCACATTCTGAGCAAGATGCAATGTCACCAACAGCATTAGAGTCTGCTTACGAGTGGTATACATCAGGTCCACGTCAGCGTTTACAACCTGGTGGTAAAATTATTTTAGTAATGACTAGATGGTCTAACAAGGATTTGACAGGTAAACTGATACAGAACCAGAAAGAACCTAAAGCTGATCAGTGGCACGTGGTCGAGTTTCCGGCAATCATGGACCATGGATCAAAGAACCAAAAACCAGTTTGGCCAGAATATTGGAAGTTAGATGAATTAGAGAAGGTTCAAGCAACACTGCCCACGGGCAAATGGAATGCACAATGGATGCAAAATCCAACAAGTGAGGAAGGAGCTATATTAAAACGTGAGTGGTGGATGAAATACACTGATGAGAATATTCCACAACTACAACACGTGATACAATCTTACGATACCGCATTTTTAAAAAAAGAAACAGCAGACTACTCAGCTATCACTACATGGGGTATATTTTATCCAAACGAGGATAGTCCTGCTAATTTAATCTTATTAGATGCTATCAAAGGACGTTATGAGTTTCCAGAACTAAGACGTTTAGCGTTAGAACAATATAGTTACTGGCAACCAGAATCGGTTATTGTTGAGGCAAAAGCATCAGGTTTACCGTTAACATACGAGCTTAGACAGATGGATATACCGGTTGTTAACTTTACTCCATCAAAAGGCAATGATAAGCATGCCCGTGTAAATGCAGTTGCACCTTTGTTCGAATCTGGTATGATATGGGCACCTGAGCAGAAATTTGCAGACGACGTCATTGAAGAGTGTGCTGCGTTTCCTTATGGTGATCATGACGATCTTGTGGACTCAACCACACAAGCAATCATGCGATTTAGACAGGGCGGTCTAATCGGTCACCCTGAAGATTATGTCGATGAAAAAATCGGCGAACGTAAAAGGAATTATTATTAATATGGGCATAATTACAAAAGGCATGGGCGCTATAATGAAAGGGAAGATGAAAAAAGCTTTCGTCAAAAAGCCAACTTTTCCAGGTCCAAATGCCACAAATATTTTAAACAGAGAAATAAAGAAAATAAAACAAGGTCCAGGATATAGAGGACAAGGCGTTGTTGAAGGTGCTCTAAGAATGCGTAAAGGCAAACCTGGTAAAAGTTCTATTGAATTATATGCAAGAATTAATAGAGCAGCTTTAAGAGACCAAGCAAAATCCGCAAAGATGCCAAAAGAATATAAAAGGATAAAATAATGAAAGCAATTTATCAGTGGGTATTGCGAACAATGATGAAGGCAAAAGGTGAAACTGGAATCGTTCAGACAATGCCTAAAAAAGATCTTATAGAAATGAACGCACAGATCACTGCACAACGATTAATGCAGAATGGTGTTGATCCAAATTCATTAAAAAATGCTGATCAGGTAGAGAATGTAATTATCTCAATAGAAAACAAACAAAAAGCAAACTTAGCAGAAAATATTAGAGGTGGAATTGGCAATACAAAAACTGCAAAAGTATTTGATCTTAAAGGTAAGCAAATAAAAAACACTGATAATATCATGGGCGGCGAAGAACTACCACCACCAGGTAGCAGAGGTGGCCCCGACGATATTGCAGCTCCAGTACAGTCTTCAGAAGAGACTATAAAAAATATGATCGAGGCAGAAAACAAAAAAGGTATTGCAAGTATAAAAAATAAAAAAATGATTAAAGACGCAGTTGATAATGCTTCACCAGGATTTGTAAAAGGAGATAGAAAATATAATGCACAACTTGTTGCAGAAGATTTAGCAGATAAAAAATTTGGTAAAGAGTTTTATGATTTAGATCAAAGACAACAGATGGATCTTTACGATGAAGCACTTGAAGGATTATCAGAAGATTTTGCACAAGGTGGACGTGCAGGGTTTAAGATAGGTTCGATTGATAAAGCACGTAGAGCATTTTTAAAAACTGTAGGAGCAGTTGGTGGTGGTATAGCTGCACTCAAGACAGGATTACTAGGTTTAACTAAAGGTGGCGGAAAAGAAGTTGTACAAGAAATTGTAAAAACACCACCAGTTCCAGGTAAACCTGCGTGGTTCGATGCCCTTGTAACAAGAGTTGTTAACGAAGGTGAAGATGTCACTAAAAAATTTGCAACTAAAGAACGTGAAATTGTTCACACTAAAAAATTAGAAGAAGGTAAATTTGCAGATGAGGTGACTGTTTATAGAGATTTAGATGATGGAACTGTTAGAGTAGAGTACAATTCTGTTGATAATATGTCAGAGGCACCAGTAAATTTAACTTTTAAACCAGGTATGGCTGATGAGGCAACTAAAGGTAAACCTGCTGATACATTTCAAGCAGATGAGATAGTTCCAGAATCAAGAATGGTAGGTCCTGATGATTTTGAGATAGAGGATGCGGTTGATGAGTTTGACAATGTTGTCGATCTAAACTCTGATGTTTCTAAATTAAAACAGTTTGCTGGTAAAAAATTAACAACAAAAGAGATTGTAGAGGGCATTAACAAAAGAAAAAGATCAAGAGCAATTGTAGAAGATCGTAGTGAGGCTGCAGATTTTATGACATCGAGACAAGGTGATTACGATCCAAGTCCTGATGACTTTGCATCAGGCGGTATTGCTAGAATGTTAGGTGAGTAATGAAAGATTTATTATCTACTATCGATTTGTATGATGACGATACACCAGGCATGGCTGATGGTGGACGGATTGGGTTTTCTGATGCAGGTTATGTAACCGGTAATCAATTATTTGAAGATCTACCCATATCTAAAAAAGACTATTTTCGTTTAAAATATAAGGGCGGAAGTTTATTAACCAACACCATAGATAAATTATTAAAACCAAAAATGATAACAGTGTCTGGGCGACCTGATGAACTTGGTTTTAAAAAACCAACAAAAGAACAAATAAAAACATTTCAAAAGATTTCCTCTAGAAAAGGACAGTTAAAACCTCCTACAATAAAATTAATGTTGGAGTTTGATAAAAAATTTAGTAATAAATATGCGAAAGGCGAACTACCAAATTTAAAAACTGTTCAAAAATCATTCCCTGAAGTAACTCCAACCACTGCAGGTAATGTAACTGCTCGACTATCACAATGGTATAATGGAACAGACTTTTTAAATCCTGAATTAAAAAGTATAAAAAGAAATAAAACAAAAGCAAAAAATATTCAAAAAGCTTCAAGTGCGGGTCGATATGGAAATTTTTATGCAGATCAAGCATATAAAATTGCATTAGATACAATTGATGAAAAAATAGGAAGAAGAACAGGTACTTTTAAAGAATTTAAAGATAATATTAGTAAAGCCCTTAAAGAAGCAGGACTTCCAGTTTATAGTAAAAATAGTCCTTTTGGTTTTAATTTAAATGAGATAGCTGGAGTAACAGGTGCAGCAAGAACAAAGACAGCCGCTTTTTCTGACTTTGTAGATATAGCTGAAGGTAATTTTAATCAAAAACAATTATCTACATTTCAAAAAGAATTTACAAAATTTAGAGAAAATTTAGATAAATTAAATCTTTCAAAAAATGTGCAAAACAGAAAAAAAGCTCAATCTCTAATAAATAATTTTCAAGATACTATAAAGTATTATGAAGGCGAAACAGGATCTAAACTACCTAACATTGGTTTAGGAACAGCAGATCAATATTACTCTACAGAAAGATTAGAGGATATTGCGAGACCTAAAAAAGTTGGAGAGACTGGTAAAAAAATGTTTAGAAAGATACCCGGCACAGATTTAATTAAAGCATCTAAAGATGCAGGTTACACCGTTATCGTTCCAGAAAACTATAGAACAGTTGGAGAGATTATGGAAACGGGAACAAGAAATGTGTTAAAGAAAAATGTACAAAACACATTAGATGGCATGAAAGAATTTTTTAATGAATATGATGAAAAAAAATTATTTAAAAAATTACAAGATGCTTCACCTCCAATTCTTAGACAAATGATGAAAGCAATACCTAAAGTTGTTTCATTAGAAGATGATTTTTTAAACGCGTATGGTTATCCATTAACCGCGGGCCTTGATTCAAGTATAGGCACTCAACCTGTAAAAGAAGAAGGCAATTTTATTACACGAAATCCTTACACTACTGCTGGAGCAACAGCAGGGGCAATGTTGCCTTTTAAAGTGGGTAGAAAAGCTTTAGGAAAATTACTTACAGGTGTTTCTGCACCTTTTAGTGCTGGCGCATTTTCATTGTCTAATATTTTAGATATTGATCCAAATTCTCCTACAGGATTTAGAATTCAAGATGATCCAAATATAAAAACTGCAGGAGCAGACTTATTATTACCTGAGTTATCTAAAAAAGCTTTAACTAAATTAGGTGGACCAAAAGGAATACAAACTTTGCTATCTCTTGGTAAGTATGGTAGAATGTTAACTCCATTGGGTATTGCAACCATTGGTGTAGGTCTTGGTAAAGATTATTACGATTTTGCAAAAGATGAAATAGCTAAAGTTAAAGCTATGCCTGAAGATGAAAGGCGAGCTTATAATGAAGCATTAATGGACTTATCAGCATAATGAATAAAAATAAAAAACAACAAACTAAAAAACCAACTAATACACAAAAAATAGCTAATGTTTATAACAATCCAGCTTTTAAATGGTGGTCAGTTCCACCTAAAAAAGGACCATTATCACAAGGGTTGAAATTACCACCAAAACAGGCTAAGAAAGTCTAGGAGAACATATATGGCAGAAATAGATAAAGGTCTCCCTAACGTAAAACGTCCAGAAGAAGTTGCAGAGGAAGTTGAAGTTAAGGAAATTGAAGAAACACCAAAAGGTCCAATAGAAATTACAGAAGACGAAGAAGGAGCAATAGTTGATTTTGATCCTACGGCAATGCCCATGCCAACTGAAGGAGATCACTTTGCAAATTTAAACGAATTACTTCCTGAAGATGATACCGACATGATCGGTAATCAATTACAAAATGATTATATGGAATATAAAATGTCTCGTAAAGAATGGGAGCGAGCATACATTACTGGTTTAGATTTATTAGGATTTAAATACACAAATAGAACAGAACCGTTTCAAGGAGCTTCAGGTGCAACACACCCAGTTCTTGCAGAAGCTGTTACACAATTTCAAGCTTTAGCTTACAAAGAATTATTACCTGCAGATGGACCAGTTAGAACTATGGTTATGGGTAAGTCTGATCCACAAAAAGAAATGCAAGCACAAAGAGTTAAAAATTTTATGAACTATCAAATTATGGATCAAATGAAAGAATACGAAGCTGACTTTGATCAAATGTTATTTTATTTGCCTCTTGCAGGTTCTACATTTAAAAAAGTTTATTATGACGATTTATTGGGACGAGCTGTATCAAAGTTTGTTCCAGCAGATGATCTTGTTGTTCCGTATACGGCTACCTCATTAGACGATGCGGAAGCAGTCATCCATGTTGTTAAAATGTCAGAAAACGATTTAAGAAAACAGATGGTATCTGGATTTTATTCTGACATTGAAATAACTAAACCAACAGGCACTATAACCAACGAACTCGAAGAAAAAGAAAGAGAAGTTGAAGGTGTCACAAAATCCCAAAGAGTAGATCCTTTGTATACAATTCTAGAATGCCACGTTAATCTAGATTTGGAAGGATTCGAAGACCTTGGTTCTGACGGAGAGCCAACGGGAATAAAATTGCCTTACATCGTTACAATCGAAGAAGGTAGTAGGAAAGTTTTGTCTATTAGACGAAACTTTGCGCCCAATGATCCAAAGAAAAAT